TAGAGTTGGGCGCAGAAGAAAATAAAGATTATATTATTGCTCACTTATGTGAAGAAATAAATCCACATGACCATCAAAGATGTTGTAATCCTTTTCACTTATCGTTAAGTACAAAAAGTGAAAATATGCAACATTGGCATAAACTAAACAAGGAGAGAAAACATGGCTAAAATAGCACTAATCGAAAGTAAACCTAGTCGGAATGACTATGTAAAACTTTTCAACAATGAGTTTGAATTTGACAGACTTGCACTATGTTCTGATCCAACAATTAAGAAAGTATTAAAACGAGATGTAGATTTAGAAGTAAACACTGATGACTACGACTGGATAGTACTTGTTGGTTCAGAATGTTTAAAGTTTTTTACAAATCAGAACTCAGTTACAGAATATAGTGGTAGAGTTATAGATGAAAAATACCTACCAGTAATAAACCCTGCAATGATAACATTCAAACCAGAGGCTAAGAAAGTCTGGGATGAATCTAGTAGTAATATTACGAAGTACATTAAAGGAGAACTAAAACAACAAAAACTTGGAGGCGATAAGTGTTATGGTATTACAGAAAGTCAAGATCTATATAGATTCTTGGATAATGCACTAGACCATGATAATGATTTTATCGCACTTGACTCCGAGACTTCAGGTCTATATCCCCGAGATGGATATATGCTTGGTATTAGTTTATCTTATGAACCAGAGCATGGCGCATATATCAGTACAGATTGTATTGATGAAAAAGCAGAGAGACTCTTACAGCAACTCTTTGATAAAAAGAGAGTAGTATTTCACAATGCTAAATTTGATTTAGCGTTCTTTGAATATCACTTTGGATTTAAGTTTCCAAGATTCGAGGATACTATGCTACTACACTATATGTTAGACGAGAATCCTGGTACACATGGTTTGAAACAACTATCACTTAAGTATACTCCGTATGGAGATTATGAAAAAGGTATGTATGAGTGGATAACCGATTACTGCCGTAGAAACGGCATACTCAAAGGTAGCTTTACTTGGGACTTGATCCCGTTTGAAATTATGCAAGACTATGCAGCAATGGATGCTGTATGTACTTTCTTATTATTTCAGAAGTTTGAAACTGCCTTAGTAAAAAATGAACGACTCTATGGAGTATATAAAGATATACTTATTCCAGGATGCAGATTCTTGACAGATATTCAAGATCATGGTGTACCTTTTGATAAGGAAAGACTACAAACATCTTCAGTACTAATGCAAGAACAAATTGATGAGGCTATTGCTAAGTTGTATACTTATCCAGCTATCAAAGAGTTTGAACATAATCAAGGCAAAGACTTCAATCCGAATAGTACAATGCAACTCAGAGGACTACTGTTTGACTTTCTAGGTTTAGAGCCTACAGGTAAGAAAACAGGTACAGGAGCACACAGTACAGATGCTGAAGTTCTAACGCAACTTGCAGAAGAACATGAAGTACCACAACTAGTATTAGATATTCGTCAGAAAGTAAAGATTAAAACTACTTATCTTGACAAGATATATCCACAGCTTGACAAAGACAGCAGACTTCGTACAGGTTTTAACTTGCATGGCACAACCTCTGGAAGACTATCTTCTAGTGGTAAAATGAATATGCAACAGATTCCTAGAGACAATCCGATTGTTAAAGGATGTATAAAAGCTGCACCAGGCAAGAAAATAGTTGCAATGGATTTAACAACAGCAGAAGTATATTGTGCAGCAGTGCTTGCAAATGATACAGCATTGATGGAAGTATTTAAGACTGGTGGTAATTTCCATAGTAGTATTGCTAAGTTAGTGTTTAATCTTCCTTGTGAGGCAGACGAAGTTGCAGAGAAGTTTGGTGTACAAAGACAGATGGCAAAAGCTGTAACTTTTGGAATTATGTACGGAGCTGGTCCAAAGAAAATCAGTGAACAAGTAACTAAGGATAGCGGAACATACTTCAGTATGAGCGAAGCTTCTTCAGTTATTAAAGATTACTTTCAACAGTTTCATGGATTAAAAACATGGCTGGATTCACAAAAGAAATTTATTGAAGACAATGGATTCATTTATTCTCACTTTGGTAGAAAGAGAAGATTACCAAATGTATTCTCTACCGATAAAGGTATTGCATCACATGAGGTAAGATCAGGAGTAAACTTTCTAGTACAATCTATTGCTTCAGATGTTAATTTACTTGGAGCGATTGATGCTCATAACAAAATCGAAGAGGCAGGACATGCAGATCAAATGAAAATATTTGCTCTTGTTCATGATTCAGTTTTGGCAGAAGTAGACGAAGAATGGGTAGAAACTTATGAGTTTATTCTGAGAGCTTGCATACAAGAAGATAGAGGAATGTCAATACCAGGATGTCCAGTTGGATGTGACTTTGATGTTGGCGATGATTACTCTTTTGGAAAGTTTGAAAAGAAGTACGGATGAAGCTAGAGGATGTGCAGTTCCCAATCTATGTTGTACATACTGATGAAGTAATACAACGAGATGGCATATTGTGGTGTGAGGGAGCAGTTATTGATGATCGTAACACCACAGGATCGTCTTTAGGAGAAAGGCGATTAAAAACACCAATGAAGAATCTTTATGATCTTAAGTATCAAATTGATAATTTTGGTGGACTAATAAAACATAGAGGAAGATTCTATGTAGATTCAAATGGAAAGTTTTTTATTTATGAAAAAAGTAAAAGTGCAAAACTGAAGTACCATTTAATAGGAAAGTTAGAACATAAAGATGTTGCTACTCTTATGTGGATTCGAGGTATACCTTTTCCTTTTGAATTACCAAGACCACCTGCTGCTCAGATGAGATACGCAGGTATTTTATATATTAATAATAAACCTTCTTTTGTATACGAACTTTCTAGTGAGTTGAAAAAAGATAGCTGGAGAAAAGTATGATAAGAACGGCTTATGCAGTACCTTTTTGGTACTCAAAAACAGACAGGTTATCCGATGAAGCCTGTGATGAAATAATTAGACTCGGAAAAGAAAATGGATTAGATGAAGCAGGAATATATGGTGCTTCAACAGATAAGAAAGTTGATAATAAAAAAACTCGAGTTACAAATGTATCTTGGTTTCCTAAAGGACACTTTTTAGAATCTATGTTACAAGGGTATGCTACATTAGCAAATCTAGAAACATGGAACTTTATTATAACAAGTAAAGAAACGATACAATTCGGAGAGTACAAAAGAGGAGGACACTATGGATGGCATACAGATTCATCCCTAAATCCTGCAGTACCTTTTAGAAAACTATCTATCACAGTAAACTTATCAGATCCTAAAGATTACGAAGGTGGTAACTTTGAAATACAGAATCCTATAGGGCAAGAACTAAAAATGCCTTTGGGTCAACTAAGAAAAAGAGGAACAGTAATAATATTCCCGTCTTTTCTTAAGCACAGAGTTACCGAAGTTAAACGAGGAGCGAGGTATTCACTAGTTCAGTGGTACAACGGTCCAGAATTCAAATAGGAATTAAAATGGCAAATCATGTACATAATTACATAACCGTATCGGGTACAGAAGAAGTAGAAAAAGTCTTTGATAGTCTTGGAGAAAACTTTACCGTTACAATACAACGACCTAACTGGGAAGGTGTTAATACAAATTACACCGAGTTTAAGGGAATTGAAGAACTAGAATTTATGCCAGAGTATGACGAAGAAAAGTGGTACGACTGGTATATAGAAAATGTTGGAGCAAAATGGTGTCACATTGAAGAGTGGGAAGGAGACTATATGAATCTTTGCTCTGCTTGGAGTGCATGCTCAGAGTTTACACAACGTCTTACTATGTTCTTAGCAAAAACAGATCCACATGTTCAAGTACGTCATCAGTACGAAGATGAGTTTCGCAACTTTATCGGAGTCACAGTCTATGAAGGACTAGAAGCCGATGAACTATTATTCGAAGAGCTCGACGATGCAGAACTAACGGAACTTTTCAAAGAAAAATGTCCAGAGTCTGATACTGAAGTAGACGAGTGGACAGACGAAATCTACGAAGCATACGACGATTTCATCTACGACTGGTTTGAAAATCAAAGTACTTAATGAAGGCAGTTCTTTCCAATCGCATTTACATAGAGTGCACACACGAATATCAGTCATTTCTCGATGAAGAACTGACATATTCGATACCGCCTCGAAGACCAACTGATCCGCCTATCATCATAAAGAATATGGGCATAATCAGAGCAGGTTTAGTTACCTTGCCGATTGGAAGAATCGATTTGATACCAGAGGACTACGAAATAGTAGATAAACGGAATGACTTACCAATAGAACCACTTGACTTTAAGTTTACTTTACGAGACTCTCAACAGTCCGTATATGATGAAGTCGAAGACAGTTGTATAATCAACGCTTGGGTCAGTTGGGGAAAGACATTCACTGCGTTAGCAATCGCAAATAAATTGCAACAGAAAACACTCATTGTTACTCATACACTAGCGTTAAGAGGACAGTGGGAAAAAGAAATAAAGAAAGTCTTCGGGGTCACGGCGGGTGTGATCGGTTCAGGTAAGTTTGAGACCGATTCCCCTTTTGTCGTTGGAAATGTACAAACTTTGTATAGAAATATCGACAAAATCGTATCGAGTTTCGGTACAATTATATTGGATGAGATGCATCATGTATCCTCACCAACTTTTACACGGATCGTGGATGCTTCGAAGGCACGCTACAAAATAGGATTGACTGGGACAATGCAGAGAAAGGATGGAAGGCATGTAGTCTTTCGTGATTACTTTTCGAGTACTGTGTTTAAGCCGCCCAAAGAGAACTATCTTACTCCACGAGTTGACATAATACACTCGGGGATTCGCTTTATGGATGGCAATGTTGATTGGGCAAATCGAATCAACGCACTTGCGTATGACTGGGAGTACCAAAATACAATGGCAATGCTTGCAGCGAGTTATGCCGCAAAAGGGCACAAGGTGTTACTTGTAGCGGATAGAGTAGACTTTCTAAAAAGTTGTGCAAGACTAGTTGGAGACAACGCAATCTGCGTAACTGGAGATGTTCCTCACGAGGAGCGTAGCAAATTGATAGAACAAATCTTTTCTGATAAAGATATACTGTTTGGAACACAAAGTATATTTTCGGAGGGGATTAGTGTCGATTGCCTAAGTTGTCTTATTTTGGGAACACCCGTTAACAATGAGCCTTTGCTCACACAGTTAATTGGTCGTGTAATAAGAATGAATGAGGGAAAGCTGCAACCTGTTATAGTAGACATCAATTTAGAAGGTCGTACAGCTAGAAAGCAGGCATCTGCAAGACGAGGATACTACATGCGACAAGGGTATGAAGTATCAGATGTATAGGAGTGAAAAATAATACTTGACACGAGGTCAAGAATTTGATATAATATGTTATTCTATAATTGGGAAAAAGTAAAAAGAGAGAGCAATGGGAGCGTCAAAGATATTTTGACAATCCTCCATATACTCACATATAAACTACCACCAGTCAATAGACATGATAGAATATACAAGTTCTGGACTAAAAGTTTTCATGGGGATTCATTCCTCTTGAACCCAGAGGCGTTATTCATTCAACGAAGGAGATATTCAGATGCAGAGATTGCACAGTATGCAGGTATCGCATCACTGCGCAATTATTTTGAATATCAAAAAACAAAAGATACCAGATTAGACCTTCTCCACTTTACAGGGGATAAGGACAGTATTAAAAACAACAGATTACTACGAATAGAGGGGTATTACATACACTTCAAATTCGAAGAAATCACTTTAAAGGAATTAAAATGGCAATAAAATTTAATCAAACCAAGGGCGAAGCCCAAAAGAATAAAATCGACAGTTATCAATATGTCGAAGGCGACAACGTAGTAAGAATGGTAGGGGATATGCTTCCTCGCTATGTTTACTGGTTGAAAGGCGAAAACGGTAAGAATTTACCATTCGAGTGTCTATCATTCGATAGAGACGCAGAAGCATTTACCAATGTAGAAAAAGACTGGGTGAGAGAATATCATCCTGATCTTAAATGCGGTTGGTCTTATGCAATCCAATGTATTCATGACGGAAAAGTCAAAGTACTAAACTTAAAGAAAAAATTACTCGAGCAGATAATGGTTGCAGCAGAAGATCTTGGTGATCCAACTGACCCTAGTACTGGTTGGGATGTTTACTTTAAAAGAGTCAAGACTGGACCAATGGCTTATAATGTTGAATATCAACTACAAGCTCTCAAATGCAAACCACGAGAGTTAAGTGAATCTGAAATGGAACTCATTGCAGAACTTAAGTCAATGGACGAAGTACTTACTAGACCGACAGCGGATGCACAGAAAGAATTACTTGATAGATTAAGAGAAGGCGCAAGCAACTCTACACCTGACGAGACTGTTTCTGACGAATTCGATATTTCTTAGGAGAGTATTATGCTTACAGTAGGAAATAAATTCCCAAAATTTAGTATGCAA